ACACGCTGTTGTACCCAGCCAGGGCGAACTCGTAAGTGTAGGACATGACATAGCCGATGAACAGGTATTGGCCTGCACGGCTAAGGCGCACTTTACGCATCGGGGCGAGCCCTGGCTTGTCGTTGGTCGGATCGTAATAGGGGCTGTTGGTGTCGTATGGGCCAAGAATGCCTGTTTTGTCAATCATGTTGAATGACAATGTGCCTGCCGAAAATTGGTCATCAATGTTGCGTCTGCCGCGATGGTACGTCACCTCACGTACATAGTCGGTGATGTCTGCGTATTGCTCTGTGCCGTCAAGTACGTAAGTGGTGCCATTAAGTACGCCGTCGCCAGTGGCTGAGCTGATCAAACCCCATTGGCCTGTTGAAGTGCTGGCGTTGGCTGTGCCTGTCCACGAGGTTGGGCCGATTTGGTCGTACCCAACCCACTGTTTGCTGTAAGAGCCGTCAAAGTATGGGCGAACTGACGAAGTTTGTTCAACCAGCGCGCCGTCAATTAACCAAGTAAATGTTCCCGTAGAAGCGTTTGAAAAATTGATGCGAAACGCCAAATGCGTCGCCCCTGATGCGGGAACAAGTGTTGTATCAAGTCTTACCCAACCATCAGTGTTTGTGATTGTTGTGTTAGCTCCATCCAATTCATTGACCACCGAACCTCCAGAACTTGCGTTAAAAGCTAAAACATCCATTTCAACTGTGATTGTGGGTTGACCAACAGGCACCTTGACATAGCAAGAGCAGTTATACGACAAACCAGCAGTGATTGGAATTCTTAATCCAGCAACATTGATACTTGCGCCACCCTGATTGGCTCCAGGATTAGTTGAAACCACTTGCAACGAACATGAGCCAACATAACCGTCGGTGGTAATTCGACTAATTGTTGAAGCTGTTTGATTGCTCCAATTCGTCGTGTTTGTTTCAAATGAAGGATTTGGCAACAGATTCGTGCGCGTGACTTTGGTGGCGTAATCGCCCAAGCGAAAACCGTTCCAGTTCCACCCGGTACCTAGCTCGAGCAGGTACGAGCCTGCCTGGACTACGTTGGCAGCCATCAGGCGACCTGTATTTGTGCTGGGCCGCTGCGCCGGTTGTATTGCCTGATTGCGTTAACGATGATGTCGCCCAGGCGATCATCAGCGACGGTGGAATTGATGTTTATGGTGATGTTGCCCATCTGCCCCATGCGCGACAGCGGCACGACAGCCTCTGGGCCTGCCTCACCGATCATCGCCAATGTCGGCCCGGTTACGATGCCGCCCTCCGCGAGCATCGGGATTTGCGGCACTTTGAATCCTTTGCCGCCCAGCCCTGGTACCCAATCGGGCACCGAGAATGACAGCTTGCCTACCGTACTGTTCCACAGCTTTGCGATGCCGTTGAAAATGCTCTTGTAGAACCCGAGCACGGTGTTGAGGTAGCCCTTGATGAAATCAACCGAGCCCTCGATGGCGGTCTTGATGAAACTGAACATCGCGTCAATGGCGTTGCGAAACGTCTCGGATTTTTTGTACGCGATGACCAGTGCAGCCACTAAGGCTGCAATGGCAAGCACGACAACGCCAATCGGGTTGGCCGACATCACGAAATTCAGCGCGGCCTGGGCAACCTTGACGACTACGAGCGTCGCCTGATAAACCTTCATTGCCGCGTTGATCGCGAGAATCGCACCAGCCAGGCCGCCCACCACGCCCATAAGAATCAGCACTATGTCGGTGTTTTCTTGCATCCATGTGGCGACAGGTATCAGCTTCTCGACCAGCGCGGTCAACACCGGCAGAAATGCGGCACCAATCGATTCCTGGGCTTCACCAAATTGAATCTGTAGGTTTTTCATCTTGCCTGCCTGGGTCTCGGCAGCCTGACTCGCAGCGCCTGTGTGAATCTCCAACGCCTGCAACACCTCATCAAATTCAGCGCCACCTTTAATCATTTGCCTGACGTATGGGTCAAGATTGCCAAGTGCCTTCATGTTGCCGTTGGCTGCCTTTGCCATCGCGTCGGTGACGGTCGCCAGGTCGTTGCCTGTGGAGACTGCGATGTCCTGGGCTTTGACGAGCAGCTCTTGGGCGTAGTTGGCTTCACCTACCGCATTGACCAGCGTTGCCATCGCCGGGCGTAGCTCATCGTCGGTCGTGGCGGTCAACCTTGACTGTGCGCTGATGAATTCCTCGGTTTTGGCAATTTGCTCATCGGTCGCCATACCGGCGCGACGCATCACGCCTGCGAGGTGATCCTGTGCTGCTGCATCCTCCATCGCGGCCTTGGCAGACACCCCGATGATGCCAGCCAGGGCACCGATGGCAGCGGTCGCCGGTACGGCAGCCTTCGTCAGTGCGAACTTGGCTTTAGCGCCAGCGCCCTCGAGTTGTTTGAACTCCTCAATTGCCGACTTGATGCCTTTGCCATCGAACTCTGAAATGATTGGAATTGTTACAGCCATTAGCCCACCAGCCTACGATTCGCTTCGTCGGTGATTTTCTCGACCAATCGCGCCAGATTTTCGTTGACCTGATCGGCGTGCCGTTCATACGTGGGCCACATCAGACGCGACGGTCGGCCTGCCAGTTGATCAAGCGCAGCAGCCAAGCGGCTCGGTGATGCTTTGCCTGCCATGTCAAAAATCGTGCCTGCCGGGCTTTTCATCGTGACGCTGAACACCGCAAGGCTGTTACCTCGCTTGCGGTTGCTGAATCGCGCAATGATTGATTTCTGTACGGCTGATTTATCCCACGGCATGATTTTGCCGCCCTTCCAGTTGCGCGCAAAGCCGCTCAACGGCAGCTCACGCACTTGTGGCTTGGCGGCATCGACTATCGGTTTTACGATCTGTTTGAATTCGGCCTTGATTGCCTTGGCGGTGTCGGGCTCAAGTTTTTGCAGATGCCGCAACGTCTCTTTGACGCCCACGATTGTGACGGTGCTATCGACTGCCATGTCGGTTTGCTTTCTCTGACAGGAACTGCACGGTGCGTAAATCCTCTAACTCGAACGGTACGTCTGGCGGCCAGAATCCGGTGGCGAGCAGCAGGTCTGCTAGCTGGCGCCGGTAACTGCCGCTTCCGTAGGGTTTACCTGTATCGGCTGCACCTCGATCAGCTCATCCAACGCATCCTCAAACTCGGCCCACGTGCGATTCTCTTTGCCCAGCTTGGTCAGTTTGTACCAAAACAACCAGCCATAATCATCAAGGCGTTCGCGTGTCACGAGGTTTTTGCTGCTGGTGCCGTGCGCGGTCTCCCACGCACACACGGTGCCAAGATTCGTCGTAACAGTCTCTGTCACGATTTGCCCCGATGGCTGTGCGTAAGCCATCGTGATCTTTAATTTCATGGCGTCGTATCTTCGACGAGCGTGCCACCTACCAGGCTGACCTCGCATTCCTGGAGCTCACCAACCGAGGCATTCACGACATCGACTGATTCCAAGAACGCCCCGGTCACCTGATACTCCACGTTGTCCGAGCTGATAGCGCCAGTGCTGCGACGTGCAGCCACGTAGCAGCGCGTGCCCACCAAAGCAGCAATGGCGTTGATCGCCGTGTTGCTGACCAGCAGCGTTGCGGTGACTTCCACGTTGGTCAATCCGCCGACCATCTGGCGGCCTGTGTCGCCCATCGATGACTGGTCAAGCGCCTCGCGGCTCTTGACGACGCTGACGCTGATCACCTGGTCGGTGTACGCGGTGCCTGGCGACGTTGCGCCAATTGCGAAATACGCTGGGCCGAGAATCGTGGTTGCAACTGCCATGTGACGTGACTCCTTGAAGTGGAGGCTCGCTGCAAGCCAATCCGCAGTCTAGTAGCCCTAGGGGCTTACTTTGGTGCGTATGGTGAGCTCGTAGGCGCTGTAATCCATGCCGCCATAACTGACCGTGGTTGGGCGTGCCGCGGTGAGCCCAATCTTGGCTTCGCGCACCAGGTCGGCTGTGTCAAGCAGCGTGTCCATCGTGCGGTTGTCTCCGATGCCGGGGCCGATAATCACGATGCGGAATTCCATGTCTGCGTTGACATTGGTATTCAACGAAATGGTCGGAGCCTCGACCAGGGCGCACGGTGGGTTGAGTGTGCGCGGATCATCAAACACCTTCAGCCCGGTGATGGCTTGCAACGTGCTTACGAGCTGGTCGTAGCCAGTTTTGAACAGCTGGTCGGGCATCAGGCGACCTGCGGTTTATTCACACCGAGCAGGCGCATGATTTGACCGAAGTTGCCTGCCACCGGGCCGCCGACAGCCAGCGGATCAAACGACGCCAAGCCTTCGACACTGCCCTTCTCGCGGTACAGCACCGCTGCGTACATCGTGGTGCCCAGCTTGACATCAAGCCCCGGCACGGTGCTTGGGGAATCCCAGTAGCCAGATTCTTGACGCCTACGGAATGCGAATGCGTTGGCTGCACCGACCGCCATGACCATGATGTCGTAATCGGCGCTGGGGCTCGTGAATGTGTAGCCAAGATAATCCTCGAGGTCGCCTTGGCTGATCCATGTGCACGTAACCGAGTAGGTGAGGCTGCCTGACGCAGCTGCACGCTCTTGGTCGGCTGCCGTGAGCGCAAATTGGATTTGATTGGGGATGATGCGCGCCGTGTCGTAGGTGTAGTCACCTTGCTCGGTTACGCCGGTGAAGTAATACTCGGGCAGCGCTCTGATGACGTGCGTGCCGTTGAAACCCGACAGGCCGCTGATTGTGATTGACTGCCCAACCTCAAATTCGGGTTGTTGCAAGACCTGTACCGTGGCGACGTTATCCAGTACCTGGGAGTGGGTAATGGTGTACGTCGCCACGGCGTAGTCGCTTGGAGGAGGCGAACTAAGTGTTAGGCGATTTCAACGAACTTGCTGGCATCGAGCATCAAGGTCGCAAGGTATCCGCGGAACTTGATGATGCGTGACAGCGAGCCATCGGTTGCTTCAACCTGGACTGCGCCCTTTTGCTGTTCGTAGATCTCGAAGCCGTCAGCCGCGCCGATTGCCATGAAGTCGCTCTCGTATGGGCACACGACGACCGAGAGGCCGAAGGCGTTGGCGTTGAGCGTGCCGGGCGAGACGTTGCCGAATGCGTTCATCGGGCCGACCTGTGGGAACAGCGGTCGATCAGCGGTGTCGCTGAGCTGACCGAGTGCACCCCAGAACGAAGGCGACACGAACAGATGTGTCGGCAGGTGCGTGCTCGCGTTCAGGATGGTCTGCGATGCGCCGTAGATCCACGCGGCCCACAATGCCGGGTCGGTGGTGTCAAATGCGGCGCGAGTCGTGGTGATTCCAGACTTCAGAGCAGCTTCTACTGCATCCTCGGTCTGCTTGCCGTACTCGCGTGCCATGTCGTCAATGAGCGCGCTCAAGACTTGCGGTTCGCTCCAGTCGATGTCCTCTTCGGACAGCTTGACGTAGCCACCATAGACAGCCTTGGTGACGTTTTCCTTGGCGACAACGAACGTGCCTGCATCAAGCGGCTGGTTTTCGCCGTTGCTGGCACCGATCGTGGTGTGCGTCGTGACCTTGGGGCGCGAAAACACTTTGCCGCCACCCGGCATTGCGCGAACACCGATTGCATCAATGACAGGGCGACGACCGATCAGGTTGTTGTAAACCGGGCCGAGAATCGGCGTCGGCAACAGACCAGGAGTGTCGGTGGTGACGACATCGGGCGCAGCGGCCTTCAGATTGGCGAGGAATTCTGCCGCAACTGCGCCACCCTGGCACAGCTTGCTGATGTATTCGCCTGCGGTCGGCATGACGAAATCTTTCTTGGCTGCAGCCCACACTGGTGCGGCTGGTGCAGCGGCTGGAACTTCAGCGCTTGCTGCGGCGGTTTCGATCTTGTCGGTCATTGGTTGTAGCTCCTCTGTCGGTTTTGCTTCGGTCGCTGCAACCTCTGTAATCGTAGCACCGCGGAATGCCGGTGCGGTGACTAGCGACAACTCTACCCAGTCGCCACGGCTGATCACCATGACGCCCTGGTCGTTGAAGCTGTAGTCAACCGGGTTGACGCCCACCGAAACGGCATCCACGGCACCGTCTTTGATGAGCTCGAGCATGTCGTTGCCCTCTGACGTGGCGCTGATTCGGGCCGTGAACAGCAT